TCCTGATGAAGCCTCTTGCCTTGATTGGGTTCTCAGCTACAAAGGATTCAAACATAGTTTCTACTTGTTCTTTTTCTGCAGAGATTCTACCTTTGATCCACCCTTCTAGGATTGCTTTTTTATCTGCGTTATCAATAGAAGTATCCTCAGAGATTTCGTTGTAGGTCATCTCACCATAACGAGGGGAGGCAGGAGCATTAGCTTTCCATTCTTCAAAGTCTTTGTACATTGTCTTGAAAACCAATCATATCCAAATTGGCCAAGTTTCCTTCAGCCCTGATTTGTTTTTCTATTTCTGCTTTTTGTCCTTCATTAAACTTATTTGCTTGCAACTGAAGTGAAGCAGGATTAGAACCAGTTTTTGTAGTACCATATTTCAAAGTATTAAGTTGTTTCTCATAAAACTGTAGCATCTGTATACGAGTCTTAAACTCTTGTTGTGCGAGTTGTATTGACTGTTGTACGAGTGCTTGATGAGTATCTAAATATGAATTTTTATAAATGTCGTAAGTATATGTCTGCGCCATCTTCTTCTCCTTACTGTGCTGGTGTTTGTTGTTCCATGAAGAACTTAATCATCGCTTGGTCTTCAGCACTTAAAGTTGTACCAGTACCTTTGTACCCTGACATAGCATCGAATGCTTGTTGTTGCATATATGCGTCACCAGCTGCGCTAAGACCTGTACCTAACAATGTAGCAAATGATGCTTTCTTTAATGCGTCTGATGCGGCTTCTCTATCTTGTAGTTTTCGCATCTCAGTTTCCATTTCTCTTGCTCTTTGTAAATCAGCCATGGCAACTGCATTTGATGCGGCTTGTATCTGTCTGTCTTCTCTTTCTTGTGCTTTCATCATATCAGCAAGACCACGACCTGAAGTATCAACCTGACCCATCAAGGCCTGCTGTCTAATCATTTGTTCTTTACTTGCTGCTTGTACTGGGTCTAACATTTTTCTTTGTAATGTTTGTTCTTCTTGTGATGTAAGTCCTAGTGCTCTCATCTCTTCCATGCGCTCTAGTTCTCTTAGTCTTTCTTCGGCTGAGTCACCAAACATTTGATTTGCTTGTGCTCTTTGTTGTGCATATGCGGCTGTACCTTTACCAATAGCACTTGCTGCCAATATTCCAATTGTTAACGGGTCCATAAAAACTCTCCTAATTATACCTTATTTTTTCACGGTCTATACAATGCTTTTAATGAATAACTACAAAACTTCAGTGGGACCGCGGTAGGTGAACCTCTGTAGTATAATGATATGTGATGATAGCCAGCAGAAACTACTGGGAATAACATCGATGATTGATAAAATCTTCTACGATAGAAACCAAAACCATCTACACCAGTCGCTAGGTTATCTATCAAATCCCACTCAACTGAAAACCTACATTGACTCTCGTTTGTTTCAGCACCATCTAATCTAATTTCAAGTGCGCCACCATCTGCTGAAGCGTCAAAGGCTGGTAGTCTAGGAGATAATTGAAACTGAAGAAATACATCTGCTTCTTTCTCAATATAGAAAGATATACCAGCGGGTGTAGCCCCAGGTACATTGCCTTCACCTAACCAAGCTCCTGCATATCCAGGGTTCCATACGGGTAGTTCAGATACAGGTGTTCCAACATGTACACCACTCACCATCTCGTAAGTATTGTTTGTGCTGAAGTATACACCTTTCATGATATGCTGTGGTTCAACCCAGTCTTCACCAATATCTGATGTTAATATTTCTCCTTGCAAATATTCTTTGATAGCGTCAACATTTTCTTGTATCTTGTCTGCTTCAATAGTAGTGCCTGAAGTAAATGTGTTTGGAATACTTAGTGCCATATTATGCTCCTGCTTTAGAATATACTAACGCGTTAATTTGTGTACGCTCAATTGCAATGCGACCATCTACACCATACTCAGGTATTGGGTCACCATCAGTATTAACTTTACTTGGGTCACACTCATCATATTCAAGAAACATACCACAGTCTGGATTACCACCAATAGTTGCATTAGAGTGCATGCGCCAGTATCCTGAGATATATAACTGCACACCATATAATTTAAGACTGTTGCTTACATTGTCTTTTACTTTGATTGTATATGAACCATTAAACATTTGTGGTCCACCTAGAGAAATAGAAGCGTCTCCACCAACTGTATCTTTGTCAACATTCTTGAATAAAAATGGTGAGTTAGTATTACTACCACAAGCAAAGAAAGCTTCAGGTATTACCATTACTTGGTCCCATATGTGTGAGTGAAATGCTCTATAGTTTGTTGCAATTGAGTTTCCAATAACGCCATCAGGTTGTAATGCTGGAATACTACTGTCAATAATACCAGCTGTTTTTGCATCATCAAAGTCTGAATTATTAAGAGCATTAGATGTTGTATTAAACTTAGGGTACACTAACCAACACCACTCACCAATACCTGAACCATAAGGATGTGTAGCACCCGTACCACCATCTTTTGTAGTAGTATCTAACAGTTTACTTACTAATTCATTTCGATGAGCATGCATATAATTCTGAAATACATTGATATCCCAGTTCAAATGAATATGCGAAACTTCATCTAGTGGTACTCCGGCTGTTCCATTAAGTTGCAGTTTTGTACCTACACCAATACCAGTATTAGTATTTCCAGCACTGTCATGATTGATGGGATATTCGTTCTGTCCACCGCTCTCAGTATTAGAAAGATAAATAGCACCTGTTGCAGGACTATCACCAATAGCAAGTTTGTAATTGTTCGTCACTAGTCCTACATAAGAGTGTATAGGTCTTTCGTCTAAGTTTCTGTAATCAACACCTTCGGTTCTCATGTTTTCATTGTTGATGTCACTGTTTCCTAATGAACCCTCGTATGCATTATAGTTTGCATTTACTTCCGCACTATCAGTCACTCCATTTTCTGGATAAAATGTTTTTGGTTTAACGCTTGCCATCTTCTTCTCCTAGCGGTAAATGTTATGTGTTATAAGTTGTGCACCCCACCATTGAAGTAGAACCTCTGAATTATCATTATCTTTTTTCTCTGGGTATCTAAGTCCAATTGAAATGTCTTGGTTTCCTTTACCAACGGGTATGTTGATACTTATGTTTGTCGTAAAAAATGGCTGACATATAGCAGGAGATTTATAAACAACGATACCGTTTATCTCTATTTGCCACTGATACCTTTTACGAGATGATATAGTACTAGTAATACTAGCAATAAACTGTGCCCAATACATAGGCATATATGCATTACACTTCCAAGATATTTCTAACATACCTTCTTCAGTGTTAATGTTTTGAGTAGCTACTTCAAAGAAAGCACCACCTTCATTGATAGGTTCAGAACCATATCTCATGCCAGCTATTTTATTACCACGTGGGTTATTATCTGAAATAACTGTACCATAGTTTGAGTCGTATTCATTGTATACATAGTCGCTATATAGTTCTGGTGTAATCTCCATTTTACCAAAACAATTATCTTTCATTTGGCCATGACCAATACACTCTTCAGGTAGATTTTCTCTATCCATACCACCATTGACTAATGATGTAAAGTGTGAGTGTGCTAGGTCAAACTCTCGAGAATTAACAATATCTTTTTGGTCAATTGTATTTTTATTCCATCTGTAAGGCATTATCGTTTTCCTCCAATAATCTTAGTACCATCAGCAGTATATTCAATTTGATAGCCAATAAACTCCATTGGGTCAGTTGTTTCAAACTCAAATGCAAACTCTGAACAAGACATATTCGCTACATCAAATCTAATACGAGTAAGTAGTTTATCTTGCCAATGAGCTGTATCCCATACATATAGTTGGTCATCATATACTGGTTGGTCTTTATGGTCAGGTCTTTGCATGACATGAGTTTCTACTTCAGTGCCATCACTCCAGTCTCTGTCTTTGTAAGCAAACATTGTACACGCTGCATTACCATGAGTAAGCACTGTAAGATAAACATATTTTACCTGCTTTTTGATTGTTATATCACCAAAGTCTAGCCATGCACTTCTAAACTTAGCTAACAATGGTTGTGCTTGTTGAATGTTTTTACCTGCTCCTGTAAACTCATACCCTGAAGTTCTTTGTCCACTGATTACAAACAGTCCACCTTTTGCAGGACTTCCAGCTGGTGGATTAGCGGGTGCACCATTGTATACAAAGTTCTCATCATAACCACAAATAAAGTTTCCATCTTTATCTACTGTAATACATCTTACAGGAAACTCATTTCTTTCAGACCATGTTTGAGAATCAATATGATATACAAGACCTTGGCTTAAAAATGTTTTACCATCGATACTCATATAGTAATGTAGTTCACGTTCACGACTAGAATAGTTTGCCACAGCCTGAGGTAATTTATCAATGGTTGCTCTATCAAAGTACTCTTCAAGACCCAAACTAATCTTGTTCAGAGTCAAGTCAGCACCACCATCTAGTCCACCATTGATAAGATATATTCCATCTTTGCTTAAAAATGATAATCCCATGTTTGGTATTGCTACGATAGAGTGTGGACTTTCACAACCAACACCCTGAATAAATGGTACTAACTCAAATCTACCCAGTGCATTTGTACGAATAAGGTCAATCGCATCTTCTCTAAATACAATAAGAGCATTGTAGTATGGGTACAGGCCTGTAATATCACCACCACTAGTAGTACCTACATTAAAGTAGTTATCGACTGAATATGTATCAGGCTGTCTTGGTTGTGAGTAAAAAATGTTTTGAGCATTCATCATACCACCATCAATAAACAAACAGTCCTTAAATGTGGCAGAAAACCTACATGCTGGTGAGGGCATCACAATTGACTCTGAAGGCAAAGGAGCTTCAGCCCCTAGTTGACTATCGGACATGAAGTCAGTGTACGTTCTGGATGTATTCTCGTGGACCTGAGATACAAAATAGAAGATACTTCCATCATTCTTTGTGCGATATATCCTACGAGCAATAGTACCAGCTGGTCCGCGTGGTATTTCAATAATAAATCCAGTTAGTGGTACACCTGTTGTAGCACCTCTTGTCACTGACTTTGCTGTATATGTGACCGCTGCAGAAGCATTACTAAGTGGAGACTCAGACCCTGCTTCATTAACAAAACTTACTTTGTAGCGATATATCGATTTATCACCGGCTGTATCACCGGTGACACCACGAAAGTCATAATCAACTGAGCCCCATGTTTGGTCAATAACAGGTGCACTAGTGGCTTCAATAAATGTTTTAGGTTTACCATCAGGACTACCAACAGAAGAGGGCTGAGGTGTACCAGGTATGTTTCTCCAACCTAAGTCAAAGATACGGTCTGAACCACCACGACTTGCCCTATACTTAACCGGTCCATCAAACCCATTAGTAATAATCAAATAACGAGAATATGGACTATAGTGTGTAAAGTAATCTGTATCATTTGGAATATGTCTGTTTTCTAGCAAAGTATCAAAACCTGTAGTACTACCATTTATCTCGTATAGTGTACCATTAGTCTCGAATAATAAACTCTGTCTTGCACCTGAGTGTTGTGACCAGTTATAAATTGAGTCTATCTTTCTTTGTGCGCCACCGGCAAAGTCACCAAAGTTAGAACGAGAACTAAAATATTTCTCATAGCCTAATTCATTAGACCATGCCTTAGTTTTAGAATCATACTTCCAGTTCATCAATTGGTTGGCTGTATTGGCTGGCGCAGGTATACCAATGTATACACCTTTTTGTGGGTTTACATCTAGCCTATTAACCTTCTTCATTGTGTTCCACCCACTTAAAATGTGTCAAGTTGATTTGTTTTGTCGACGTGTTTCCCTCAACTGCAATAAAAAGAATATCACCATCACAAGCAAAACTGTGTTGAAATACAATTTTATTTCCAGCTGTTGTATCTTGTTCTTCACATCTCGCTCTAACTTCAGGTGTAATTTTATCTAGTTCATCATTTACTTGATTAAGGTTTGCATGAAATCTTTTCAATGCTTCTGACCAATTTGTTTTATCCATGTTCTTCTTCTCCTTCTCATAGTGGTAAACTTATTGTCCGTCTTTACCCAATGCTTTTGTCATTGTTCTGTACGGCTTTAATCTTAGTGGTCCAGTTCTAAAACTGTCTTTAATGTACATTGCACTTCTTTGAGTTAAATATCTCTCTTCTATCTTTTGCAACTCTTTTTCTGCTTTTTTCTCATAATAAGCGGACTGAGTATCTTGGTTATGTTTGAACAACATTTCTGCCAGAGCACGATAGACAATGTATCTATGTGTATCGATAGGTGCTTCAGGTTGGTCCTGGTCGTCCGATAACAGCATAGGGTATGATATGTATCGTATAGTAATTGGAGTCATACTGGTTGGTCTAGGGTGTAATCTAATACGCATCCTTGTACTGATGTCTGTCTTTAATCTTGGTATCATCATTAACCTAGCAAAAGAATCAATTGTAATATTTGCTTGTGGCCAGTCTGCTTGTACATCGTCATCATCTACAATAAACTCGTTCCACGTCATTGAACCAGTCAAGTCATCATACTTCATACCACTTAGGTCTCTATAAAAGTTTTCTTCATGTGCAACTGTATTTTGACTAACACCAGCAATGCGAACATAAAACTTTTTACGAAGACCTTTAACACCGAACTGACTTGTATCAAGTGTATTAAATCTAGGTACTGTGTTTGCTTCTGTAATCTCTAGCTTAAATGCATCACTCAGTGGTCCTTCAATACCATGCCAGTGATATGCCATCTTAAACTCGTATGTACCTATTGGCCAACCAGCAAAACCACCTGAACTAACTGTATCAACTGTAAAGTCTTTACTAGCGCGTGGTACAAAGTGTGTCACATCCTGAAAACCATTTGGGTTTTGGTCATAAACAAAAAACATAGTAGGCGTACCAGTGATATCAAAACGATAATCATACTGTTCTTCATTTGCACGTGGTACATTATATATATGGCCTAAAGAGTTGCCTAGACCCGTACCTGTTTCGTCTGTATTACGAATACCAACTGATAGTATCTGTGAGCAATCTTTTGGTAAATGTAGGTATCTTTGAAATGCTGTAGCGGTAATTGTTTCTAGTGCACCACCAGGTGTAAACCAGTCTACACG